AGAAGCTACAGAGCGGCGTTAGAAGCACAAAAGGAGATAGACAAGTACCCGCCTAAGCTCCAAGAGATGATACGGGCGGCAGGAGCGATAGAGCGAAAAGAAACAGTACCAGAACTACCCACACTGGGAGAAATAGTTGGGCGGTTAGAGCAGGATAATAAAAATTATACCCCGGAACAGTGCGAGGGAGCGTTAGGGGATTGGATAGCAGGAAAGAAAGAGAGGTTAGGCTATGGATACAATGATTAATGCGACATGGTTCCAGGCGAAGGAATACGACGATGAAGTGACAGGTAAAGGAGTGATTCCGGCAGAAGTCACGATTGCTGTCAAAGACAAAGAGGTGGCACAGGGACTGCTTGAGTTGTTTAGACTGGGCGTTGAAAGAAGCAACGACATGAAAAAGATAGAGGCGTACGCCAGAGGTTACAACGAACTGAGCAAGGCTATTAAAGAGGCATGGGGGACAGGGAATGGAACGAGGATTTGACCCGGCTAGAGAGTACTTAAAGGCACAGCACCTTGAGTCAGAATATGAGTGCAGAACAGCACACAAAGCAATCAAACGAGGTGCGGCAAACTACAACGAATACGAGAGATATGAGGAGGAAGAAGAACAATGACATTATACGAGATTGACAGCGCAATCATGGATTGCGTAGACGAGGAGACAGGAGAAATTATTGACCTCGAAAAACTTGAGGCTCTCAACATCGAGAGAGACAAAAAGGTGGAGGGAATCGCGCTGGCGGTGAAGAATTATGCCGCAGAAGCAAAGGCAATCAAAGAGGAGGAAGAAAAGCTTGCGAAACGCCGCAGAGGTTGCGAGAACGCCGCACAGAGGTGCAAGGACTATCTGGCCCATGCTCTTGACGGAGAAAAGCTCAAGACGGCAAGAGTCAGCGTGTCCTACAGAAATAGCGAGTCTGTGACTATTGACGACTTAGGCAGTCTGTCAGAGGAATACATCAGGATTCCAGAGCCACAGGCAGACAAGACAGCGATTAAAAAGGCGATTAAAGCCGGGAAAGAGGTCACAGGGGCGCATCTTGAGACCTCAAAGAGCGTGATCGTGAGGTAAGAAAGATGGGAGATGTTTACACAAAGTTACAAAAAATTCAGGCAGAATTAAAGGTACCTAAGAGTAAATACAGTGAGTATGGCGGCTATAGTTACAGGAGCTTAGAGGACATCTATGAGGCAGTAAAGCCTTTATTGGACAGGGAAGGCTTAATATTAGCCGTAAACGACGAAGTTATTATGCTGGGCAACCGATTTTACATAAAGGCGACAGCGATTTTAAAAGACATAGAAAGCGAGGGCAGTTTTCGCACTACAGCATACGCCAGGGAGGAGGAAAGCAAAAAAAAGATGGATGCAGCACAAGTTACCGGCTCAGCATCGAGCTACGCGAGAAAATACGCGTTAAATAGCTTGTTTCTTCTGGATGACTCGAAAGACGCGGATACAGACGAATACAAACGCAACGAGGTTATCACAGAGAAAGAAGCAAAACGGCTCTATGATTTGATGCAAAAAAAGGGAATGACGGAAGCCCAAATTAAAGAATGGGCAAGTCAAAGAGGCTTAAAATCATTGTATCAGACGACACAACAACAATATGCCGAAGCCATGAAGGAATTAGGACTAAAATAGCATGGATTTAACTGGAAAAATAAAAAACTTAGCAGTGGATTATTTTAGCAAAAAGATAACAGTTACCCTGGAAATTAACGAGGCGGAGCGGTTTATAAAGGGCGTGGATGAACTGAAAAAGCTGGAAAAGCTGTCCGTAATGATTAAACCGTTCCGCAAGAAAAGGAGCTTGTCGGCAAACGCTTATTTCCACGTCCTAGTCACCAAAATAGCGGAAAAAGTCGGAACGAGCAAGGCAGAAGCCAAGAATTTGATGATAGGCAGATACGGACAGCCGGAGCTGATAAAAGGGGACATAGCAGTTTTAAAAACCAATGTTCCAACCAACATCATGTACAAAAAAGAGGACATTCACACGGTTGCAATAGGACGGCGGATAGAAAAAGGTAAAGAGGTAGTATTTTACAGACTCATGCGAGGTTCGCACACCTACGACAGCCGGGAAATGAGCGAGCTAATCAAAGGCACGATACAGGAAGCGGAAGACTTAGGAATTGAAACGCTAACACCAAGAGAATTGGAACAAATGTTAGGAAAATGGAAGCCAAGAAAGGAAGAAGAGAAATGAAAAAATTTGAATTAACAACAGAATTTATCACAAATGCGCTTGGAAAAAAGTTATTTAGAATCAAAGCACTGGTTGAATTTGGGAGCGTGAAAGCCGGAGAGCTAGGCGGGTACGCGGAGAAAGAGGAAAATATATCACAAGACGGCAATGCATGGGTTTCCGGCGACGCAAGGGTTTCCGGCAACGCATGGGTTTCCGGCAACGCAAGGGTTTACGGCAACGCATGGGTGTCCGGCGACGCAAGGGTTTACGGCGATGCATGGGTGCACGGCAATGCAAAGGTTTTCGGCAATGCAGAGGTGTACGACAATGCAAAGGTGTACGGCGATGCAAAGGTGTCCGACAATGCAAAGGTTTTCGGCAATGCAGAGGTGTACGGCGATGCAAAGGTGTCCGACAATGCAAAGGTTTTCGGCAATGCAGAGGTGTACGGCGATGCAAAGGTGTCCGACAATGCAAAGGTTTTCGGCAATGCAGAGGTGTACGGCGATGCAAAGGTGTCCGACAATGCAAAGGTTTTCGGCAATGCAAAGGTTTCCGGCGACGCAAGGGTTTACGGCAACGCATGGGTGTCCGGCGACGCAAGGGTTTACGTCGACGCATGGGTTTCCGGCAACGCATGGGTTTCCGGCAACGCAAGGGTTTCCGGCAACGCATGCGTTTCCGGCGACGCAGATTATGCATTAGTACAGGGCTTCGGAACAGAATTCCGCTGCACAACTTTTTATAGGGGCAAAAATAAAAAAATAATGGTTAATTGCGGGTGTTTCCATGGAGACTTGGAAGGATTTAGAAAACAGGTAAAAGAAACACGAAACGGAAAAATAGCAAAAGAATACCTAATGATTGCTGATTTAATGGAATATCATTTCACAAGCGAGGATTCTAGCAATGAATAGCGTACTACAATCAAAAAAAGAGTGTTTTTTCTGCAAAACAACCCAAAATTTACATAGGCATCATGTCTTATATGGCAGTAGCAACAGAAAACAAGCCGAAAAGTATGGTTTTACAGTTTATTTGTGCCTGAATCACCATACCAACGGTGGTGAGGCGGTACATCGTAATCCCAACGGACCGCTAGACAGGTATCTCAAAGAACTAGCACAGAAGTACTGGGAGGAGAACAACGGAACGAGGGAAGAATTTATCAAAACATTTGGGAGGAATTACCTGTGAATAAATTTAGAAATAAAAAGATTTTTACGAAAGATGGGAAGTTTGATAGTAAAAGAGAAATGCATCGCTATTTAGAGCTGGCGGCGATGCAACAAGCGGGGAAAATTACAGGATTAGAGCGGCAGCCGAGATACATCCTTGTGGGCAGCCAGAAGCGAGAGGATGGCACTACAGAACGCCCCGTATCATATACGGCAGATTTTCGTTACACAGACAAAGAGGGCAAGATTATTGTCGAGGACGTAAAATCCCCGCGTACAAGAAAAAATCCGGAATATATCATCAAGAGAAAGTTGATGCTTGAGCGATACGGCATCACAATCAAAGAGGTGGCGTAATAAGAGAAGTAAGAGACTCAGAAGCAAGAAAACAGAAATGGATTTCATAATTTTGAACAGCGAGATTATGATTTTGTAGAATTAGAGCAAAGACTTGCTGGCCGTCATGTTTGACGCTGGCTATCAGAAAGGGGAGCTTATGATAACAAGAGATGATATCGTGATAAGAAAAGCTATTTTACATATTTTGGATACTGACCATGGAGAATGCATTTTGTCAAGTGCATTATTAAATCCAGGTCCAGAGATGCATGATTTTATTCGCAATCACATTTACAAGATTATTTCCAGTGATGATACAAAGAATTGCGTATTTGATTCGGAATTTTCCCCGATCCACTCTATCTTGGAAACTTGGGAAGAATCAAACGATGCGTCCTTTATTGAAACGAGTCGGATAATTGCAAATAAACTTTATGCTGCTATGGGAGAAGGGCTTAACATTCCGGCAGCAGATTTATTATTTGTGACTTTCCAGGCAGAAGGGACTATTTACCTTGCATTGTTAAAAATGAATTACAAGAGAAATTATAATCACGCTAGCATTCGTAAAGGTGATTATACATATGTGGAACTATCGAGAGATTATTCGCTCATTTCGGCAACTTCAAGGGTACCGGAAGCGGCAATTATTAATTTGTCTGACTACAGCATAAAGCTGTTAGAAAAAAGATACGAGGTAAATGGCGAGAGAGTTTATTATTTGTCTGAAAATTTTCTTGTCTGCCATACGAGTTTTTCACCCAAAAAGAAATTGAATATTTTGACACATATCATCAATAATATTTCAAACAAATATGATGGTAGAGATTTGAAAACAAAGATGGATACGAGAAGTGCATTACAAAAGGAATACATAGAGCGTAAAACTTTTAATGTCGAGGAAATCGGTAATACACTTTTTGGAAAAAACCCAGAAAAGAAAGCAGAATTCGATGAAAAGGTAGAACAGTATAATCTACAGTACGATAATTTCACTGTTGTCAATGAGAACACTGTAAAGAAGTTAGAAAAACAGGTTTTAATAACTGACAGTGGAATTGAAATCTCAATTCCGATGGAAACATATAATAAGCGAGCTGATTTCGAAGTTAAGACTGACGTAACAGGTAAGTCAACGATTGTTATCGGAAATATAGATAATGTTATCCTAAAATAAGCTGGACACCCTCCGGGGTTAAGGATAGATACACATTACAGTAACACGTTAACGGTTCCATGAGGAGCTATATGCCATTGATTCCTCCGGATTTATTCCGGAGGGGAAAGGAAAGAAAATGCCATACGGGCTGAAAGACGAAGATTTTGACAAAATACAAAACAAAATAGCGAAAAAACTATATGAAATACCAAGCCTTGACCGAGCCGCATTTCTGGTGGGATGCACAGAACAAGAGTTAAGGGAAGCAATGACCGAACTACGCAAAACACCCAAATCGAGGGGGAAAATTGAAGCCGTAGAAAGGGAGTTGAGAAACAGAGGAAACAAAAACAAAAAAACAAAGCTTTTCCCAAGCGACCTGACAGAAAAGAGATTTGTGAGGGAGTGGACGAAAGCGTGCGGAAGAATAAGGGGGAATGAATAATGACATTAGAAGAGGCGATTGGGATTTTAGAAAAGGATATACACACAGACCCACCAAAAAGTGCAATTACGGCAAGAAAACATGATAAAGCCATATTGATGACACTCAAAGCATTGGAAAAGCAGATTTCCAAGAAACCTATTGAAAGATTCACAGGCAATGAATATGTATGCGAGTGCCCGATTTGTCATGGCAGAACGTATACACCAAATGAAGTGGAGATTCAAAGTATTCAATATTGTTCTTGGTGCGGCCAGAAATTAGATTGGAGGCATAAATGAGCGATAATACAATCGAACCGGATACATATATGGGTTTAGCACAACAATACATAAAAAATGAAATAAGTGATGAGGAGTTTACGAAGCGGTGTAACCGACTGAAAAGGATACCAATGAAGACCTACGTAAGCATATCAGAAAAATTCATGCATGGTGAAATAAGCGAGGACGAATTTGTGGAGCAGTATAACTTATTGATTGAGCAGGAAGCTGAAAAGCACTGGGAACCGGTCGAACCACATGAGCATATATAAAGGAGTGATAAGACTATATGAAACAGCTTAGCATCGAAGATATCAATCTTGATATAATTCCGATTAATGTACTGCAAGATGTTGATAAGCGAATAGCTGACTGGAGAGCAACCGGAGGCAAAGACTCCGATACATACATCCAGAATCAGTTGAGATATTTAAAACGAGTCGAGTTGATGGCAAACAACGCCGCGGATACGATCACATATTTTTAAACAGGAGGAACAAAAATGGACAGAAAAGAAATGATGAACGCATTAGAAACAATCAGAAAAGCTTGCACAGGAAGGTGTGAGGAGTGCAAGTTTGGAACAACAGAAGGAGCGTGCAAGCTAAAAGAAACAAATCCGGATGAGTGGACACCTGAAGCTATGGGATTTAGGTGTAGAGACTGCGAGTATAAAGCATCTGAATACTGCGAGAGGTGCGGTGTTCTTGCCCGTCCCGACGTTATTGTGGGGGTTGGTCACAAAACTATTGACGGAATACCAAGCAAAGAGCCCTACGAGATAGTTGTAAGACTGACAAACGGAAATACGGTTACGTATCAGCGAGCAAACTAAAACAAAAAGGAGGGAAAAAGATGTTAACTACTGTATATGATACAGGGCGTTCTACCGACGCAATGGAAATCCAGAAGGATGCTCAATATTTGAAAGAAGAAATGACTGGTTGTATATACAGGCACTTTAAAGGAGGATTATATATCGTAACGGACGTTGTAGTAAATTCCGAGTCTCTTGGGATAGAAGTAATATACAAAGACTTTACACCTTCCCAACTTACATGGAGTAGAGATTTAAAACAATTTTTTTCGGGAGTCAATACAGCAAAGTACCCTGACGCACTACAAAGAGTGAGGTTTAAAAAAGTTGGAAGAAACGGGGAGATAGAACGATGAGTAATCCCAAATACGACTGGTATGGGCACGCAGTCAAACAAGTAAAAAAGTACCCAGATAAGTTAATTGCGGAAAATACAGCTCAGTCAGCCCTATGGATGTACGCTATCAACAAGGCGATAAAGCAGACGGAGGAAATGGACAACGGATTGGACAGAATGAAAGCTGTACAGCTAGTATATTTCGAGGATAGATACACGATAGCAGGGGCGGCGGATAAGCTTGGATATGCAGAAATGACTATACGCAGATGGCTTAGTGCTTTCGCCAATTTGGCTGGGAAATATGCGGGATATTAGAGAGGGAGAATCATCTCCCTCTCTTTTTTTATGTTTGTCTAACACGGCTTAAAAGATGTCGTACAATACACTTGTACGGACGAGTACTGGTAACTTTTTGTGAGACATAACCTCCTCTATCTTTTTGTGGTAAAAGTGTAAACTCTCACCCGCGTAAAAGAGAGTACGTAAGACACCTATCCCACGGTGCCTTACGTTCCATACAGGTTGCGGATCTACAAGTGTTTAGAGACCAGCCGCTTATTAGTCTTACCCCGGCGGCTGTTAAGGTGCAATTCCTTATACTTGTATTTAGTTGCGTTATGCAACTAGTGTAAACGATTTTTTTCATATTTCCTTTCATATAACCCCGTAAACAATCCATTACGGGGTTATGGTTGTATTTAGGAGGTGACCCCAAAATGGGATAAGTAAATACCAGGAGTGGCTGACCCAAGAAGGGTTACTTAAGCTAGAGGGATGGGCGCGAGATGGATGCACAGACAAAGAGATTGCGGCAAACATCGGCATTAACCCAGATACCTTGTATACATGGAAGAAAAAATTTCCAATTTTAGCCGATACCTTAAAAAAGGGAAAAGATGTTGTGGACAGGCAAGTGGAAAAAAGCCTGTTACAACGGGCGTTAGGGTACAGCTACGAGGAGACGAGCGAAAAGTACGAAGGCGGAGTAATGACGGAGCGAAAAGTAACAAAAAAACACGTTGCGCCGGATACAACAGCACAGATATTTTGGCTAAAGAACAGAAAGCCGGAACAATGGCGAGATAAGCCACAGTCAGAGAGTGCAAGCGACAAAGCACTGGCGAAAGCTATTGAAATCCTTGGGGGTGTCGATAGTGCCATTGACTAGCAAGCAGGCAGAATACCTGCAAGGCTGTAATCATCGCTGGAACGTAAAGACCGGGGCAACAGGCTCCGGGAAATCCTTTGTTGACTACACAATCGTAATTCCTCAACGTCTGACACACCTAAAAGGATTAGGGCTGGCTGTGATGTTGGGAAACACCAGAGGCACACTACAGCGAAACATACTCGACCCCATGCGAGAAACATGGGGTGAAGAGCTAGTTGGCGAGATACGGAGTGACAATACAGTACAGCTATTTGGAAAAAAAGTATATGCATTAGGTGCCGATAACAAGAAGCACGTTGCAAGAATACAGGGAGCAACGATTGAGTATGCATACGGCGATGAGGTGACAACGTGGAATCAAGAAGTATTTGAGATGTTAAAATCTCGTCTCAGGACGTCACACAGTCATTTCGATGGCACTTGCAATCCGGCGGGACCGAAACACTGGTTTAAGGGCTTTCTAGATTCCGATGCCGATATATTTCAACAGGCGTACAACATACACGATGGCTGCCTGCCTCCGGCGGTAGTGAACGAGCTAATAAAAGAGTACTCAGGGACACACAGGTATCAACGATACATACTAGGCAACTGGGCAGTAGCCGAAGGGCTTGTGTACGATATGTTTTCGGAGGAAAGACACGTCTGCAAAGCAAAGACCAGCGGAGAGATAATTGTTAGCTCTGATTTTGGTATGCAAAACGCTACCGTCTTCCTTGTATGGCAAAAAAGAGTAGATACCGGCAACTGGCACTGTATAAAAGAATACTACTATTCAGGCAGGGAGAACAACCGAATGAAACCGGTCAGCGAGCTAGTAAAAGGACTAGAGGACACGCTAAACGGGCAGAAAGATAATTTAGTCATTGTTGACCCATCCGCCGCCGCCCTCATCGTAGAGTTACGCAGTAGAGGACATAAGGTCAAAAAGGCGGATAACACTGTTAACGACGGGATAGCAGATGTTGAGACGATGTTGACACAAGACAAATTATCGTTTGACCCGTCTTGCACGCACACGATCGAGGAGTTCGGCATCTATGCGTGGGACCCAACAGCGGCTGACAAAGGCAGGGATGCAGTTATAAAACAGTCAGACCACGCAATGGATGCTATCAGGTATTTTGTAAAAACAAAAAAACTCGTCAAGCGCAGTCAATCAAGACAATACAAATCAGTTTTAGGGTGATAACAATGTATCTATCATATCAAGATTTTGTTGCCGCAAAAGACAAAGGGCAATTTATAAATCAGTTTATAAAATTCCACGAGAGTACAGAAGCATACAAAGAGGCGTTAAAAGCGGATAAGTATGACGCACAGGAAAACGAAACTATTTTACAGTTTCAGCGTGTTTATTACACTCTGCTAGGTCAAAAAAAGATAGATAATTTTTCGTCTAACGCACAGATATGCTCTAATTTCTTCCACAAATTAAATACACAGCGCTGTTCGTACAGTCTGGGAAAAGGCGTCTTTTTTAACGATATGAGCATTAAAAAAGACAAACTGGGAAAACAGTTTGACAGAAGAATCAAAGAGGCGGCTTACAACGCATTAATTCACGGTCAATCTTTCCTTTTTTGGAATGTGGACCACGTGCACGAATTTCCTTTTACGCAGTTCGCCCCGATGTGGGACGAGGACACAGGGGCATTGATGGCGGGTATAAGATTCTGGCAGTTGGACGAGCAGAAGCCGTTTAAGGTTGTGCTGTACGAAATAGATGGCTATACAACCTACAGTGCAGAAAGCAAATTCGGGGAATTAAAAGAGACCGCTCCCAAACGGGCATACAGACAGAAAATCGAGACTGCAAACAATCTGGAGCCCGAAATTATCGGAGAAGAAAATTATAGCAGTCTCCCCATTGTACCAATGTTTGGCAACAAGCGACACATAAGCACCCTGCGGGGGATGCAGTCAAAGATTGATGCCTACGACGCGGTGCAAAGTGGTTTTGCCAATGATTTAGACGACTGCGCACAGATGTATTGGCTCATCTCTAACGCCGATGGCATGACAGACGACGAGCTGGCAGAGTTTAGAGATCGGCTCAAGTTTCAGCATATCGCAAAGGCCGAGGAGGGGCAGGTACAGGCATACACACAAGAGCCGCCATATACCGCTAGAAAAGAGTTTCTCACGCAGATGCGGTCAGAAATTTATGAGGACTTCGGTGCGTTGGATGTACACGCCATAGCCGCCGGAGCAACAAACGACCATATCGACGCTGCGTACCAACCATTAGACGATAACGCGGACGATTTTGAGTACTTCGTGGGCGATGCGATCGAGAAGATTCTGGAGCTTGCAGGGATTGATGACGAACCACAATTTAAGCGGAACAGAATCAGTAACGAGAAAGAACGAACAGACATGATTCTTGAGGCGTCTAATTATCTGGACGAAGAAACCATCCTGAAAAAATTACCGTTTGTTGCACCGGAGGAAGTGCCGGACATCCTTGCAAAATTAGACGAAGAATCATATAGCCGCTACACGGAGCCACCTGAACCAGATGCGCCGGAAGATAACCCGGAAGGGGATGAATAACCATGTATCCATCCGACAAGTGGACAGAGCAGGAGTTACAAAAGTTAGAAAAACGGCTGAAAGACGTATATAAGCAGGCCGAAAAAGAACTTGACGGCAAAGCGAGAAACTATTTTAAACAGTTCTCCCGCCGGTACACTAAAGAATATGCGGCATACCAGGCAGGGAAGTACACCAAGAAAGAGTTTGAAGCATGGCTGATAAATCAGTATGGCAGAGGGCAGAGGTGGGAAGCACTCCGTGAAGACATGGCGCGGCGGCTGACAGAGTCAAATGAGATTGCCGCGGCATACATCAACGAGAAGACCTCTCTTGTGATTGCCCTTAATCATAACTTTGAGGCCTACATGATTAAATCTCTTATGCCTGATAAGCAGATAAAAGAAATTGGAGATATTGCATTTAATTTGGTTGATGAGCATACAGTTAAGCGGCTGACAGTCAGAAAACAAAAGATTCTCCCGCCTAGGAGAGTGCTAAAAAGCAAGGATGTGCATTGGAATAAAAAGAAATTGCAAAATGCACTACTGCAAGGAATTTTACAGGGTGACAACATAAAAAAGCTCGCAGGGCGATTCCAAGACGTTACAGGCATGAATCATACTGCCGCAATTAGAAATGCCCGCACAGCGTTTACAGGGGCACAGAATGGGGGCAGACAGGCGGCATACGAGGAAGCCTACCAGATGGGAATTGATGTAGTTAAGCATTGGACAGCAACAAAGGACTTGAGGACACGAGACAGTCACAGGGCATTAGACGGTGAAGAAGTACCGTTTAATATGACTTACTCCAATGGCCTCATGTATCCGGGAGACCCAAGCGGAATCCCGGCGGAAGTTTATAACTGTCGTTGTACGCAGAGAACTACACTGCCTGCCGAACTGGCACAACCGCGAATGATACGTGTCAGAAACCCAGAGACAGGCAGAAACGAAGTCGTGGAGGACATGACCTATTATGAATGGTTAGCAACGCAAAGGGGACGAATATAATGGCGGATATTGATGTTGTGAGCCACGTGGACGAAGTAATTTTAAAGACCACCATGGCACTTGCAAGGGCGTTAGAACAGGCAGGAGCCGCCGCAGAAGGGCACGCAAAAGACCTTTGCCCGGTCGATACAGGCGCGTCGAGAAACAGCATTACGCACCAGACCGACTTGGAGAATCTCACAGAGATAATCGGGAGTAATGAAGAACATGCCGCCTATGCAGAGTTAGGAACTGGCGTGTATTACAAGGGAGGACGAAAGACCCCATGGACTTATCAGGATGATAAGGGACAATGGCATATCACAAACGGTCAGAGAGCACAACCGTATTTAAAACCGGCGGCGGCAAATTACACAAAAGAATACACAGCAATCATTGCAGACGAATTAAAAGGAGCGATGGGATAATGAACAGATTGTCTTTGCTCGTCAAGGCAAGAGAAACTGCAGAGTATTTTACTGATAAAAAGTTTAAATACTCTCAGAGCGTAGCGAATAGCTGGGCGAGCGCAAAGAAGAAAAAGGTAAGTAATTGTGCATCGTATGTATGCTATTGCCTACAGCAATTAGGCATCCTCAAACCGGGACAACTGTTTTATTGCAACAGGAACGGAACAGTTGTCTATAAGGGCGCAGGAACAAAAGCGGCTATATCAAAACGATATAGATTGATAAAAGTAAATAAATTACCCCGGGATTATAAAAGCAAATTAAAACCGGGAGATATTTGCTTTTACCGCCTGCATACCAATATTTTCGCAGGAATAAACGAGAATAATAAAATGGTTTGGTGGGATGCCGGAAAGGCTAGCACAAATACTAAAAAAGCAGGCGGAACATACAAAAAGATACACAGAGTCATCAACGGAAAACAGAAGATTTTATATGTGTTGAGATGGAGGTAAAAAATGAAAAAATTATTTATTAGTCAGCCGATGAAAGGCAAATCAGATGAGGAAATTTTAAAAGAGAGAGAAAATGCAATTAAAAGCGCAGAAGAACTGTTGGGAGAACCAGTAGAGTTGATTGATTCGTTCTTTCAGTCGGCACCCGCTGACGCTAGACCACTCTGGTTTTTAGGGAAGTCTCTTGAACTACTATCAATCGCTGACATTGCGTTTTTTGCAAAAGGTTGGGAAGATGCAAGAGGGTGCAAAATTGAACATACTTGTGCTGTCGAGTACGGGACTACAACAATCGCAGATTATAAAGGAGAAAAATATGGCACAGAAGAAAATTATTGATGTGTCGGTATACAACGGCACAATCGACTGGAGGAAAGTAAAGAAATACGGTTGCGATGGTGCAATCATTAAGATTATCCGCAAGGATTTAGGCAAAGATAAAAAATTTGAAGAGAACTATAAAAAGTGTGAGAAATTGGGTATCTCATGGGGCGTGTATAACTACACATACGCAACCACAGTAGCAAAAGCTAAGTCAGACATGGAACTTGTGTGTGACATCCTCGACAAAGTCAGCAAAAAGCATTTTAAATACGGCGTTTGGTTTGACATTGAGGATAAAGTGCAGGCAAGGCTAAGTAAAGTAAAGATTGCCGAGATTATCAATGCGGCACAGACTGTCGTTGAGTCAAGAGGGTATAAATTCGGCGTTTACACTGGTAAATCATACTTTGCGGAGCATATTGATAAAAACAAAGTTAACTGTAAAAACTGGTGGATTGCACGTTATTACAAAGGCTATAACCGCATGGCGTTTAAGGCAACGCCGAACAAATCTTACAAGCCTGCAAGCGTGCCTGACCTCATGGCATGGCAGTATACCAGCTCTGGCGTGTTTCCGGCCAAGGTTTCAACCGGCAACGGCGGCAAGTTTGATTTAAATATTTTATATCATGACTTCCCGGCAGTGGAGCAGAAGGAAGAAACAACGAAAGAGGTTAAATACACTGGGAAATTCCCTAAATTGCCACCACGAGGCTATTACACATTTTTAGACGGTATCACAGTGCTAGAAGGCGCAAGAGGGGAAATTGAAAAATTACAGAAGTTTTTAAACTGGGCTATCGACTCGAAATTAGATACTGACGGCAAATATGGAGAAAAGACAGAAGATGCGGTAGACATTTTTCAGTCGAAATGCAAATTAAAAATCGACGGCAAATTTGGAGCAAAATCCCTCAAAGCCGCAAAAACATTTAGAAAGTAATCGCGAAGTACTGCGATTTACATATAAAGTCATTTAGGGAAAGAAATCCCTCAAAGAAAAGGAGTAATCAAATGGCATTAACAAGAGCATTTTTAAAATCTATGTCACTTACAGATGAACAGATTTCCGCAATCATCGAAGAACATTCTGCAACCGTTACGGGTCTCAAGGGTGAGATTGGTAAATACAAAGAAGATGCGGAGAAAGTCTTAGACCTCCAGAAAAAATTGGAAGACTACGAAAAAGATGATTGGAAAGGCAAATACGAGAAAGAACACGCAGATTTTGAAGGCTACAAAGCCGAACAGGACAAGAAAGCATCCTACGATGCGAAAGAAGCCGCATACAAAAAGATGCTTGAAGATTCCGGCGTGTCCAGTAAAGTAATTGGCCTTGCATTAAAAGCGTCAAAAGAAACTATTGATAATTTAAAAATCGGAACTGACGGGAAATTTGAGAACGCAACAGAGGTAGAAAAAGGCATCAAAGAATCGTATGCCGATTATATTACAACCGAAACGACTCAAGGCGCTAACGTATCAAATCCACCGGGAGGAGAACCGGGGAAAATGACCAAGAAAGAAATCATGGAAATTAAAGATGCGGGCGAACGTCAGAAAGCGATTGCGGAAAATCACGAACTTTTTGGTTTTTGAAAGGAGTAGACAATGGCAGGAGTAACCACTAGCACTGTATTAAATACAGATAGCGCTCTCAAAGCGAGAGAAATTGATTTTGTAACACAATTTGAAAAAAACTGGGATGCGCTGAGAACTATCTTGGGAATCTTTAAACCTATCAGAAAAGAGCCGGGCACCAGCTTAGTAACCTACGAAGCGCAGATGAAAGATGAAGCTTTACAGGGCGGCGCAAGCGTAGGTGAGGGTGAGGCAATCCCTTTTACACAGTTTAAAGTTGTGGAAAGCAAGAAAGAAGATATTGTTGTAGAAAAATACGCTAAATCTTTAACTCTTGAGTCTGTGGCAAAATGGGGCGCAACGGTCGCAATCGAAAAGACAGATGATGCCTTTATGGTTGAGCTGCAGAACAAGGTTTTAAAAGATTTTTACACATTTTTAAAAACGGGAACATTAAAAGGTACGCAGAAGAAATGGCAGAAAGCACTTGCGATCGCAAAAGGTGCTGTACTCAACAAATTCGCAGGCATGAACAGAAATGTAACCGAAGTCGTAGGATTTGCAAATGTAATGGATTTTTACGACTGGTTAGGTGATAAAGAGATTACTGTGCAGACAATGTTTGGATTGCAGTATATCAAAGACTTCTTTGGTTTCTCTACACTGTTCCTCCTCCCTGACGCCTACATCCCGGCAAAAACTGTTATTGCAACACCTGTAGAAAATATTGACTTGTATTATATTGATCCCGGCGATAGTGATTTTAAAAAACTTGGCCTGGACTACACAACATCTGGCGAAACAAATCTGATTGGATTCCACGCAGGCGGCAACTATACAAACGCCACAGGCGAAACATACGCCATTATGGGCATGAAGCTGTGGGCAGAATACCTTGACGGTGTTTGCGTAGTTACTGTCGGAACCACAGAAACTATCCCAGAAGTATCAAGTGCCGTTTCGGAAGTAAGTTCGAACGGAAAATAAAAGGGGATGATTGAGTGCTTTATGAAATCATGAATCACATTCACAATTTCTTCCCGGTCAAAGGGGCGGCAATCACGGGAGAAATAACAATCGGAGATTGGATTTTTGACACGCTTAATTTTGATGTAGGCGTGACAGAAGATACTAAAGACCTGCGTTATTCTACTACCGCGATTCGCCTCCCGCTACAAGATGGGCAGTACTATTTAGTAAGCGGCTCTATCTTTAATGACGGGGTTTATCAGTACCACAAAGGCAATACTGCTCCGTTACAGGAGGAGACTTTTAACGGCGTAGTTGTTCCGCTGGCTATCCCCAAACCGTTTTTGTCACTGGTGGACGAAATCAGCGAGTGGCAGGCGAAAAACGGCAATTTAGGAGCGTATCAGTCGGAATCGTTTGGCGGATATTCGTACAGCAGGGCAACAAACAGTAAAGGCGAGACCTACACGTGGCAAGATGCCTTTAGGGCACGCCTGAACCCATGGAGGAAAATGGCATGAGTTTAATCAATGAATTTTTACAAGATTGCATACTCATGGATAAAAAGCGTACTTCTGACGGCGAGGGTGGATTTATCACCGAGTGGGTGGAAGGTGCTAAAATACAGGCGGCAATAATCCAAGATACCTCTATGTCTGCCAGGGTGGCAGAGAAAGAGGGTGTAACAGCAACATATACAATTACTACAGCTAAAACAGTAAAGCTAGACTATCATGATGTATTAAAAACAAAAGACGGAAAAATTTTTAGAGTTACATCAAATGCAGGAGAAAAAGAAACCCCTGCGTCGTCTAATTTAGACATAGCACAGGTCCCGGCGGAGAAGTGGGAGTTAACGTCATGACCCCAACGGCGGCACTATATCAATTTTGGTCATCCTTCGGCATAACTGCATATCCGTCTAACAGGGTGCCGGAAGATACCGCTTTCCCTTTTATCACATACGAACCGATTATAGCAAATTGGTGGACAGGTGCGGCCGCCACTAGCGTCGTAAATGTCTGGTATCACACAGAATCTGAGGCAGTCCCAAACAAAAAGGCAAAAGAAATCAGCGACAGATTGCAAGGAGGTACTACGGTAAAATGCGATGATGGATTTATTTTCCTGTCGCAGGACCAGCCGTGGACCCCTTTGGTCGATGAAGCCGACTCGTCGATAGTACGCAGATACACAGTAATAACTATGCAATTTATAACTATTTAATGAGGTGAGCAAATGAAGTATACGCAGGTACCTTCTGACCTTTTCAAAAAAATACAGATTAACGCCGGTATTATTGTATCAGCTTTTGAGCCGGAAACGGGTGCCATAACAGCAACTAACATCCTCATGGCAACCAGCGGCGGTTGTAGCTTTAGCGCGGAGCCATCCTTTACGGATTTCGGGGAAGACATTGATAATGTGCCTAAAAACACGATGGAACTCAAGGAAATCGAATCTATCGAAGTAAAATTATCAGGCACAGCCGTTACAATGGATACCGCACAGGCTAAAAGTTTTATGGCGGCGGCAGACGTAGCGGGAAACAAAGTAACACCAAGGGCAGATTTAAAGGCAGAAGATTTTAAGGATATTTGGTGGATTGGCGACTATTCGGACGAAAATTCCGGGGATTCCGCCGGATTTATCGCAATCAAAATTATGAATGCACTCTCAACGGGCGGATTTAAGATTAAATCAGATGATAAATCCAAAGGAAATTTTGATTTCGAATACACAGGACATTACAGCATTAAGAACGCAGAGACAGTACCTTACGAGGTTTATATCAAAACAGGCGAAGCGGCGTAGGAGGTAAAGCATGAAATTATCAGAATTAACAGCAGAACAGGGTTTAGAAGCCATTGCGAACTCCCTCGAACATATCGGTAACATTGCAGACGATGATGATGCGCTCAGCCTGTGCCAGAAGCTTGTACCGCAGGAAGGGGAGAAATATATCAAAGTCTTTGCTAGGGGTGCTAAAACAGCTCCTAGGCTGTTAAAAACACACAAAGATGATGTAATTGGAATCTTAGCAGCGTTTGAATTGCAGAGTGTTGAGGAATACAAGAAAAAGCATAAATTAATGGACGTTATCAAAGGCATGGTTGACCTCATCAATGAGCCGGAGGTACGTCAGCTTTTTTTCTCAGCGCCAACAAGCGCAGCAGAAGAACCCTCTGGCGATGCGCAGGAGAATACAGAGGAAGAAGCGTAAAGGGATTCTTGCTGTACGTCAAGGCTAAGATTTTAGACGACACAGAGGAATTAATTTACAAACGATACATGGCCGATGGGCTGAAATATGTAACCGAAAGCATTTCGCAGGCGTTCGGTGGGAAATATCTCTATGTATCATTTTTTGATTTAATTAATAGCGATAAAAAGCAAACAGTAACAAAGACTGGCGAAGAAATAGCCGCGAACGTCATTAAAAAAGCCGGATTGGTGGTGATGAGTGATTGAATGTGATGGAATTGTTTGTCACTCTGGCAATCAAAGACACCGCATATAAGCAGGGGCTGAAAGACGCAGAAGGTAACGCCAGCTCGTCCACATCAAAAATTGGCGGGGCATTTAAAGCGGTCGGGAAAGTAGCTAAAACAGCTATGGTGGCCGGCTCTGCTGCCGCCGTTGCATTTACAAAAACATCAATAGATGCCGGAATGAATTTTGATACTGCAATGTCTCAGGTAGCAGCTACCATGGGAACAACCGTAGACAAAATAGGGAACGTCAAAGCCAAGGCTGAGGAAATGGGGCGCACAACAAAGTACACCGCAACGGAAGCGGCGGAAGGAATGAATATCCTTGCTCAGGCTGGCTTGTCGGCGGATGAGCAGATTAGCGGTATCGGAACGGTACTTAACCTTGCCTCTGCCGGTGCTATGAGTCTGGAAGAATCGGCATCATATACTGCCGGAGCTGTAAAAGGCTTTGGTGACTCGATGAGTAACGCATCTTACTATGCCGATTTGATGGCAAAGGGTGCTACTCTTGCTAATACGGACGTAAGAGGCCTTGGAGAGGCTTTTTCCGGTTCTGCTGCCACAGCGAAAAACTACGGTCAAGCGGCGGACAGTGTCACGCTTTCCTTACTTCGCTTGGCAGAGCAGAACGTGACAGGCTCCGAGGCATCTACGGCATTAAATAGGGCAATGGCGGACTTATATACTCCGACTGATGATGCATCAAAAGCTTTAGATCAGTTAGGTGTATCCGCCTATAAGTCAAACGGCGAGGCAAAAGATTTTAACGACCTCGTAGACGAGCTTAATGGCTCTTTGCAGGGTATGACAGCGGAACAAAAAAACAATGCCCTTGCAACGATTTTTACAACGCAAGGCTTACAGGCGTTTAATAAAATGACCGCATCGAGTGATGCGACTGTGCAAAAATTTTGGAAAGGAATACAGGATTCTTCCGGCTCCGCAGCACAACAGGCGGCTACGCAGTTAGATAATTTGCAGGGCGACATAACCTTGCTATCTAGCGCCACAGAAGGCCTGCAACTTGCTTTTTATAATACCTTTTCGGGTACTATCCGTGGTGCCATCAAAGGTATAACAAGCGAGGTTAGTGGATTAGCTGAGGCGATGGAATCTGGCGGCATAAGCGGCGCCCTTTCCAAACTGGCGCAAGATGCGATTAATTTTAGCGACCAGTTGCCGGGGCTGACAAAAATCGGCGGCGACCTCATAAACGGTTTAATTTCAAGCGTTACTCAAAATTCTGGCAGTATTACAACTGCTGTCAGCCAACTGTTAAATAATCTTGCCTCTACGATTTCCACAGGGCTAAATGTATTTACATCGGTCGGAGTTAATTTGCTGACGACTATCGCTAACGGCATGACTCAGGGCATCCCGACCTTTTTGGGGCAGGCGTTGCCGATGCTGACACAATTTACAGAGTCATTGAGGAGCAACGCAGGCAAATTGATAAATGCAGGCCTGACACTTATCCAGAATATTGCTCAAGGGCTGATTAATTCTATTCCTGTATTGATTGCATATGTACCTACAATCATAACGAATTTGGCTGGCATTATTAACGATAATGCGCCAAAAATCCTTGCAACAGGAGTAACAATCATAACAAATTTAGCGATTGGCTTAGTTCGTGCGATTCCGTTATTAATTGCTAATTTACCGAAGATTATCACAGCAATCGTAAGCGTATTTACAGCGTTTAACTGGTTTTCGCTTGGTAAAAACATTGTTACCGGCATAATAAAAGGGGTCAAAAATCTCCCTTCTCTTTTAAAGGGTGCCGCTAAAAATGCTGTAAACGGATTCAAGGGAGCATTTAAGGGAAATGGTATTTTATCGGCTGTAAAAGGAGCATTTACTAAGATACCATCGGCTGTTAAAAGTATCTTTACTAAGGCAGTATCCCTTGTAAAAAGCTTCCCTGGACGGTTTAAGAGCGCCTTAAAGTTTAGCTGGTCTCTTCCACACCTAAACCTACCGCACCTGAGTGTTTCCGGCGGAAAAGCTCCGTTCGGTATTGGGGGAAAGGGTTCCCTGCCATCATTCCACATTAGCTGGTATAAAAAAGCCATGGAAAGCCCATATGTATTTTCTGATGCCACCTTGTTTGGAGCAGGAGAAGCAGGAGACGAGATGCTGTACGGTCGTAGCAGACTGATGAACGATATCAAAGAGGCAACACAGGGAACGAAAAACGATGTAACTATTAATGTAACTGTAAACGGTGCAGATAACCCGGAAGAATGGGGAAGAAGAATGGCAAGTGAGCTTAGAAGGCAGGTGAAAATGGCATAATGGCAAAGAAAAAGAAAAAGTCTGCTGCTCCTAGCGGTCTGTCTATATCGAGAGACGGTTTGAAATTTACAATATCTTGGAAAATACCGGCGAAAAAATATGAAGATGGACAGTGGCTATGGTATCGTCTACATACAAAAAACGCCGGTGCTTCTAAATGGGATTGGACAAAGTGGAAGAAAATAAATGTAGGAAAATCAGCAACTAAAAAAACGGTAGCACTTAATGCAAAAAATTATTATCCTGTCTCATCAAAATTATTAAACGCGATAGAATTTAAGGTAAAGGGCAAAACAAAAAGTGATAAAAAGCATACCTATACAGCCGCACATTCCACAAAAACGTTTGCTATTCATGCGCCAAATGCCCCTTCTGTTTCTTATTCTCTTGATGATGCCGACGCAAATAAAGGTACTTTTACCTGGAGTACTTCATACGAGGCGAATGATGCAAGGCATTTTGCAAGGACACAGGTACAGACCGCATTAATGACAAACTATAAGGGCGCCATTGCAAACGCTCGCTTTGCCAATGCATCCTACACAGGAGCGTCTGGTACATGGGCGATAACAGAGGATGGCTCTCCAACGCAGAACAAGACGTTTTGTCGTATTGTAAGGGTAAAATCGAGAGGGTGTGCCGGAGATTCCGGTTGGAGCTATGCATACCATTATTACAGCATCCCAGAGCGTCCAAATATACAGAGTACAGGGAGCAAAGAGATAGGCTCCTCTAGCCGCTATGTATGGGCAAACTGGGTGCAGGCATCGCCGCGGGACCGCCCTGTGGATTCCATGGAGCTACAATACGCTATAGATACGCCAGAAAGCGGGGAGAGGTACACTGGCACGTCATGGAGTACGGGGGTAACTGTTGCGTACCATGATTATACAGTGTCAGCAGATTTTAACACAGACGATGGCATAGCGGAAGACCAGATTATGTGGACAAGAGTGCAAAGTACGCACGATAAAAAATATGCATACTCTGAGCCACGAGTAGCGGCGCGAGGGGCTTTGAAATCCCCGTCATTTGATACGGTATCGGCAACAGGAACAACACTTACCATCAATAGCATTGAGCGAAAGACAGAAGTTCCTGACGCCAAAACAGCAATCTGGATGAAAATAGACAACGAGGAAAAAGGCGTTATCGCGATCACTGACAAGGAGGGCACAATCACAGTTACGTGTCCGGACGTTTCCGGCGGCACTGAATACCAGATTGCCCTCAAGAATTTTACCGGAACTTCTACACCTCAAAACGGAGCATCTGGCATCACCTACAAACTTAGCCCCCTCATGCAGTCAGGGTGGATTTACTCAGAGGCAAGAAAAATTGCAGTCCCACCGAAAAATATAACTGCAATGGCGGTAGCATCTGATACCGTAGAATTAACATGGGATTGGTCATGGAAAAACGCAGATGCGGCTACTATATCATGGGCAGACCATGAGGACGCATGGATTAGTACGGACGCCCCAACTACTTATGACGTGGAGGACAGGGAAACAACGTGGCACATCGGGTCCCTGGAATCGGCAAAAACATATTATTTCCGCGTAAGATTGCGGGATACGTCCGGGGACGAAGAAGTGTTATCTCCTTGGTCTGATACGGTTTCCGTATCTCTGAGTGAGACACCAACGACTCCTACGCTTGCAACAACGGAAAATTATCTTGCCCTGGACGATACAGTTATTTGCAGTGTTGGCTACACCGGAAACAGCAAAGCGAGCATAAAAATAGCGGAAGCGATTGACGATGAGCCGGTTAAAGGCAAAGATGGAAACGTCGTTGTTTTAATGATGTCTTCCGGCATGGAGACATTATCAGAAACGATTGAAAACATTAATAAAATCTATACTGCAAACGGCCTCTTGAGTAATCTGTGGAATGTAGGAGAAATCCATTATCTAAAAGCAATGGTTACGGCACAAGGAGGCAAGGAAGGGACATGGTCAGATTCTGTGGCTGTTGAAATTGTTGCAAAACCTGCGATAGACAGCGTTACAACAAATCTTATCTCGGAGACGACTACATATAATTCTGGCGATGTTACCACGGAAACAAGCGACCAGACAGTACCAGAATCATCGGAAGGCACAACAAACTATTTGGAGCAGCTACCGCTAACAATAGTCCCTTCCTTCGGGAATTCTTCTGGCACAGCAAAAATGACGATTGTCAGGGACGAGGATTATTATATTCTCCGCCCGGACGGATTAAAGGAACAACATTTTTCCAATGAAATTATTGCTAGTTTTACTGGTAGCGAAACAGACAGCTACGCTATTGACTTGAGCGACCTGATCGGGCAGATGGATGACGGTGCAAGGTATAGCATACAGATTGCATTTACAGATATTTATGACCATGTGGCAGAAAAAAAGATACCGTTTGTTGTACGGTGGAAACATCAGCCGGAAGTACCAACGGCCACTGTAAATACGATTGCAGACAACAAAACAGCGAGTATTGTCGTTGCTAAACCAACTACATATGCTGATGGGGATACATTTGACCTATACCGGATGAGTGTAGACAGAGCGGAATTGATTCTGGAAAATGGGGTTTATGGCCAGAAATATGTTGACCCGTACCCGGCGTTAAATGAGTACGGCGGCATACTGGTTGTAAATAAAACCGCCAACGGTGACTATATAACGTCAGATAGTTCGTTTGCATGGTTATATAGCGATTTTTCCATCGAATATAAAAAGGCAATCATTGATTTTGACGGTGAATCTATCGAAATCCAGTATAACATTGACTGTGATAATTCGTGGGATAAAGATTTTGAGAGGACAGTATACCTTGGGGGCTCTGTGCAAGGCGATTGGAACCCTGCGATCACTCGCGATTTAAAAATTGATGCAGTAAGTATCTCACTGACAGAACCAACGATGATTGAGCAAATGAGACGGCTCGCAACGTATCCCGGAATATGTCACGTTAGGACACCAGATGGTTCATCGTTTTCCTGCGATATACAGGTGTCGGAGAAAAAAGACCACGATAATAAAATGAGGACAGATTTCTCATTAACGATAAAAAAAGTGGATTCGGAAGAACTGGATGCTGTGACGGAAGAACAGTGGAACGCAGAGCATCCTAATGAGGTGGCGTGATGGATTGGAGCAAAGGATTTTCAGCAAGATATATTTTAACAACAGTTGACCCTAAGACGTGGACAGACCGTCAAGAATTTGAATTTACTGAGGGTAGTATTGACCGGGACAGTACGTCAGATTTAAGGGAATCTGCTTCCGTCACAATGACGGAAAAGATAACAGACAATGAGTGTTGGGTCCGCATTTACCTACAAGCCAGACAGGGAGGGTCAGGAGCAAAAGTAGCACTGTTTACTGGCTTGACCGCCTTCCCAGAAAGAAAGCTTGATGGTGTGAGAGAGACTTACAGTATTGACTGCTATTCCGTTCTCAAGCCGGCAGATGATGTGATTCTGCCGCGTGGTTATTATGCACCAGCCGGTAGCGGAGCAAAACAGATTAAAAATCTGTTTAATGATTGCATCCCTGCTCCCGTGTATGTCGAGGGAACATCACCGATAACTACAGATAACATCGTTGCGGAAGATGGGGAAACAAGGCTCACAATGGCACTGCATATTTTAGATGCTATTGGTTGGCGGATACGAATACTTGGCGATGGAAGCATTGTTATCTGCGCAAATGATAATAATAGCAGTCTTACAGTGGGGATTAACGCAAACGACATCATAGAGTGCGATGTAACAGACACATTTAATTGGTACGACACACCGAACTGTTTTATGGCAATACATGACGATTACGGCGCAGCCATCGCGCGGGACGACAGCCCGGACAGTTATTTATCAACCGTCAGCCGGGGCAGGGAAGTGTGGAAATCGGAAACAGGCGTTGAATTATCTTCCGGGGAAAACATAGCGGCTTATGCCGTTAGAAAACTAAAAGAATTGCAGAATCCTGCCAGAACGATACAGTATAGCCGGCGATTTTTCGAGGACGTTCTTTTAGGCGATGTGGTCTTTCTAAATTATCCGAGACATGGCCTTACTGGAAAATTCAGAATAATATCACAAACCTTGTCGCTTGAACACGGATGCCGGACAAAGGAAGAGGTAGAGAGCATTGAATGATTTCATAAAAGAGATTGCCTCGGCAATGAAAGAAAGCAAAACAAAGCCTTACGACACGGTTGCAAAAGTCCTTCGCGTTGACGAAAAAACGGCATATGTCCACATTGACGGTGGAGCAGATGAAACCCCCGCACAGATGGCGATTAATTGTAAGACAGGTGACACAGTAAAAATCCGTGTCAGCGGCGGAAAAGCATGGTTAACAGGAAACATTACAGCACCACCTACGGATGACTCTGTTGCAATTAAAGCGAATAAGACAGCTACTAAGGTAAAGAAATCCTACGAGAACTTTAAAGATGTTACCGAGGAAAACTTTAGCAGTCAGGAAGACAAGATATCAGAGGCTGCTAAAGTTGCAACTAACTTTATGAAATATATCGAAGGACTTGGATTAGTTGTCGGTGATATGCGAGGCAATGAACTTGGACAGAACGCGTTACTTGACGCAAATGGAATGTGTGTGCGCAACAATAACAGCGAAATTGTACGATTTGGAATTACAGATATTAAGGTAGTGAATGAAGATGGAGACCCTGTTTATAGTGGTACTGGTTCTGTTGTAAAGTCACGAAACAACATTGTTGTATCAACACAGCAAACAAAAGATGCAGGTAATACTAATGCCGGTGGTAAGGCTGCGCTTGAATTATATTATGATAGTGCAAAAGATAATATGAGTCTCTCGTTATCTGTAAAAAGTGGAACATCCTATACTGATTTGTACGAAAGCATTGGAAATGGGATATATGCTGATAACTCTAATACAAAGATTGTGTCTTCGGACGTAATAAAGTTGGATGCAGGGAGAATATATTTATCCACCTATTTAGGGACTTGGAGACCATATTTTTGCGCTGGCGATTCGATCAGTGCAACTTTTGGTACTGCTGGATATATTACGAGTTCCGGCAAGGATGTCATTTTTATAATTCCATTATCAAAACCAATAATTGGGAACCCGACGGTAACAGTAACAAGTGTGGAAGGGCTTATGGTCCGACAAAATAATAAGTATTTGTATGGTGGCTCATCAACAAAATATGTCAAACCTAGCAAATATACTGTACACTCAACGCTTAGTGGAGGCTGCATCCATGTATTTGCAACAATGCCAAATACTACAGATGTTACAAACAATAGTCCTTGCGGCATCTGGGCTAATATTAAGATAACATTCTCATAGGAGGAATAATAAAATTGGCTTTAAAAAAAGAAATTCGTCAAAGCGACGGCGTAGTTACTAATTATCACAGAATATTATATATTCAGTCTACAATCAACAGTCATGATTCAATAGCTGTAGTATCTTATGTAGATGAGATTGGTAGAGCTATGGAAAGCAACGGTGACAGACCGTACAGAGCCGCTGTTACATATGAGAAAGAGTATGAAGAGAATATGACTATTGAAGATGCTTATAAGTATCTCAAAACACTTCCAGATTACGAAGATGCAGAGGATATCTGATACAATTTATGCATAAGGAGGCGAAAGCATGATAGCTAGTGGGACAATAATTATTGACGGGCAGACATACCGTAAAGGAGATGTTATACACGATTTAGGCGGCTGGGATTGCATAGATACGGACGGAAGCAAGCGATATTACTGGGGGAAGTCTTCTGAAGTAGATAAATTGCCTCATTATGTTGCAAGTGGTTCGACGGCGTTATGCGTAGACACAGGGGAATTATATGGCTTTTATGCCCCTGATAGCAAGTGGTTTTTGCTTTAAGGAGGTGTAGAGCATGAGAAAAAGTGGTTTAACGGGAGATGAGGCGTATGTACTCTCGAAACGTGGGAAAACAACAGAAGACCTTGGCCCGCTAAAAAAAGAAATTGGTTTGATAAAGGAAGATTTAGGTAAAAAGGAAACCAAACTTACAGATATACAAAAGAAAATGAGCGATTCAAATTCTAACGATGGTTTTTTACTATGTGATTTAAAAGGTAATATAGTTGGGCATATCGCATCATTTGAAGCTTGGAATAACGAACCATATAACAAAAAGTATGGATGGGGTGGGCATCCATATGGTAATGGAAAACTGCCACCGTATTCTAAAGTTGCGGGCGTATTTGAAGCGGATTTATTATCCGTCCGTGGAGGCAAAGGCAGATGGAACAAAGATGACACTGGAAATTTTCAGCATGGAGGGCATCTGTTTGAAGGATGGAATGCAGAAGAAGATGCAAGGCTTACATTTGGAATTGGTACAAAAAATAAAGATATTTCATGGATACAGACTTTTCATGCAGCTACTCAAGAAGGAAGTGATAGCGGAGCATATTATTGTGTTACAAAAGTAGGCTCTGATATTGATAAGCAAGGCATGAATTTTATGCCTTCGATTACACAATCAAAATCACTATTTTCTCTTAAAGTGGGAGATAATTTATCCCCCAATTCTAAGCATATACAAAAATTAGTAGAAACAGGTGAACTTGTAGATTGGGAATATAACAAAACTGATATGATTCCATACGGCACGATGTATTTTGACTATACTAAGGACAAAGTAAGAGTTTATACCAGAACAGGTGGGTGGAAATATTTGAAATTTGAAGAGGAGGAGGTGTAATAGTATGGCATTAGTTTTATCGACAAACGATACAGATTATAGCACTAGAAATCTTGGAATGGCAGAGAGAATTATTTATGGTGAAATTTCATATATCCAATCTGACGGTAATGTTTATATTGATACGGGGTTCTCTGGATATAGAGATATTAGGAATGATGTAGCTGGCAACATTCCCGAAGATGTTCCTAGAATCGAAATTACAATAGAAACTGGTTCAGATGCTCAAAACAAATGCGTTTTTTCTTCAGAACATTCAAATTGCTTCATGCTGTCAAAGGTTGATGTTAACAGAATACAAACCGGTAAAAAGGGTGCTGCTTTTTCAAGTGTATATGATGGAACAAAGAAAAAAATCATTTTCGGTTCGGTAAAATCATATGTAGACGATTCTTTAGTAAAAGACAATTCGGATATGTCAAACCAATACCGGATAAACGCATATGATGAAAATGTTTTATTATTTTATAAATCGGATATTCCGCAGAGTTATTTAACAACTGAATTAGTTAATACAAACATCAAAATCTATAATTTTAAAGCATATTCGGGTGATAAACTTGTCAAAAACCTTGTGCCATATAGGGAAACCGATGGAACAGTTTGTATGTTAGATAAAATAAGTGGAAATTATCATTATGGCATTGGTAGTGGTGTATTTATTGGCAACTGATTAACTAAAGAGGGCTTTAATTAATTTATAAAAACAAAAGAAAAATAATTTTTAAGGAGGAATGGAGATGGTAGATATTATGTTACCTTTAATAACTTGCATTTTTGTAGTTTTTGACTTAGCTAGCGGCGGAGTAGCCGCCTGCGCTAACCACGAGTGGAAATCCTCAGAAATGAGGAAAGGATTGTATCATAAATTTGGCTCTATTATGCTCGTGGTGCTTGCGTATCTTATCGACTACGCCCAGAAATATGTAGACTTAGGTTTTCAGGTACCTATTGCCGCAGGAGTTTGTGTATACATCATTTTGATGGAGCTTGGCTCTATCGTGGAAAACATCGGCAAAATTAACCCTGATTTGCTCCCGGACAAGGTTAGAGCGATTTTAGGACTGGACAAAACGAAATAAATTTACGTAATTTTTGCGTGTTTGAGGTGATACAGTGAACAGAAGTTTGATAAAAAAACTCTGGAAATTAGGCGATAAACAATTTATTGATTATGCCTTGTCGTGTGCCCGTTTAACCTTGCGAGAACGCGAAACTGTACAGTACTTGCTTTTTGACGGATTAACGCAGGAGCAAGCCGCCGAGAAAATGGATATAAGCACGAGAGGATTACAGGGGCTGTGGAGTTGTGCTGTGGAAAAAATTTTGTTAGTTCCCGGCGCGATCCCGTACATAAACAGTCTTTAAAAAACTAAAGATGATTTAAAAATTGCGCAGAAATAAGCACACTGTCTTCGTGGTGGTGTGCTTATTTTTTTGCGATAATAAAACTATAAGGAGGGCAGAGAGATGTATCAATATTGGAACCCAAATCCCGCGGCGGCAAAAGTGGGAGATTGTACCGTGCGTGCTATCTCAAAGGCTATGGGTCAGACGTGGGAAGAAACATATATACAGCTTGCACTGTATGGCTTGATGCTGTCAGATATGCCCTCGGCTAATGCAGTGTGGGGCGCATACCTCAAAGATAATGGATTTAGCCGTTATATAATTCCAGACGAATACATGACTTGTACCGTCTCAGAATTTGCAAACAACCACCCAGAAGGGGCTTATATTTTAGCACTGTCAGGGCACGTTATAGCGGTAATTGACGGCAATTACTACGATACGTGGGACAGTGGAGCGATGACACCTATCTACTACTGGAGGGAAGGAGGAAAATAAATGTTCGGTTATCCACAATATCCACAACAATATCCACAGTACTCGCAATATCCACAACCGGATTATCTCGACCAGCTCAACCGATTAAAACAACAGCAGGCGCCGCCTCAACAAATGCAACAACAATCCAATCCTGATGAGCGAATTTGGGTGCAGGGACAGGGCGCGGCAGAGGCGTATTTAGTAGCACCAAATTCTTTTGTCCGCCTGTGGGACAGTCAAGCACCGATTTTTTATGAAAAAAGAGCAGACCAGACGGGAAGACCGTTTTTAGAGGTGTTTGAATACAAGCGCAAAGGCACAGATTCGCCCACAGCGGAGCTTTCACAATCTAGCCAACCAATCAACTATGAGGAACGCTTAAACGCCCTAGAAAGGCAAATGGAGACGTTAAGAAGGAGGGTATTAAATGAATCTCAATCCAATGCAGATGATACAACAGTTTCAACAGTTCAGGCAGCAGTTTCAAGGGGACCCGAAGCAGGAAGTGCAGAATTTGCTAAATAGCGGGCAAATGAGCCAGCAACAGTATAACCAGTTGCAGGGTATGGCAACACAGTTTCAAAACCTTTTAAAGGGTTTTAAATAAATAAAAAGGAGTGATTTCATGGGATTAACAACAGACGGAATGAGCCCGGCAGATTTGGCGGCAGTCACAGGCAACAATAACGGCGCATTTGGCGAGGGTAACGGTGCTTGGTGGATTATCATTCTTTTCCTCTTTATCTTCTGCGGATGGGGAAACGGAAATGGATGGAATAACGGCGGCGGAGGCGTGGCGGATAACTATGTATTAGCTTCTGACTTTGCAACCTTACAGCGCCAGATTGATAGCGGCATTTCCTCCCTTGAGCGCAAGGGTGATGCCATCAACAGCGGTATTTGTGATGGATTTTATGCGATGAACACCTCTCTGCTCAACGGATTTGCAGGAACAAATAGCACAATCCAGCAGAACGGGTATGATACACGAAATGCAATCCAGCAGGGACAGATTGCAGATATGCAGAGTTTTAACGCTTTGCAGGCACAGTTAGCACAGTGCTGTTGTGATAATAAACAGGCTATTGCGGGCGTCAATTACAACATGGCAATGAATTCTAACGCAATCCAGCAGGAAGTTACAAACGGCTTCTGCCAGACAAACTTTAACAACGCAAACAACACAAGAGACATCATTGACAACCAGAACAACAACGCTAGAGCCATTCTCGATGCCCTCACAGCGCAGAGAATCGAAGCTAAGGACGCTAAGATTGCCGAGCAGAATCAGCAGTTATTTGCGGCACAGTTAGCGGCTTCTCAGGCGTCACAGAACGAAACCTTAAAGGCATACATGCAGGGTCAGTTTACTTATTACAACCCTAGACCAGTGCCAGCTTTTCCGGTTTCCGCACCATATCAGTACGGTAACTGCGGATGCAATACCGGTTGCGGATGCTAAAATTTTATAATTAGCAGCTTCCTGCGTTGACGGGATTGTTCGGCTTGTGCCGATGATGCTTATAGCGGCGGGGCAATCGTTCCGCCGTTTATTATTAAAAAAGGAGTGATAACGTGGCAGAATTTACTAATAGCAATATCGTAACCGTAGCAGCGGGACAGAATTTACCGCTCACAGAGACAGCCGTAAAGTGCGGTAGCTGTATCGCACACCGGGAGGGGGCAGGAATTGTGACCCTTAGAGGTCTTACAAACCAGTGCAGGGCGCGCTATAAGGTCAGCTTTGGGGCTAATATCGCCATACCTGCCGGTGGAACTGTGGCACCTATTTCTATTGCCCTGGCAATCGCCGGAGAACCATTAAATAGTGCGACAGCAATCGTAACACCTGCGGCGGCAGACGAATATTTTAATGTATTTACGGCGGCATTTATTGACGTTCCGCGCGGGTGTTGCATAACGATCGCAGTCGAAAATACATCTACGCAGGCAATTAATATAGCCAATAGCAATTTAATCGCCGAGAGAGTAGCGTAAAGGAGGGCGAAAAATGGAATCATTACACAAATTAAAAAAGATGATGTGCAGAGAGCTGGACGAGATTTCGAACAAAGGCGATATGAGCGCCGGGGATTTAGAAGCAGTCCACAAACTGACAGACACAATTAAAAATATTGACAAAATCATGTATCTGGAAGGTGGCAACGAATACAGCCGTGGCGGCGACTGGAACACGTCAGGAAGATACAGTCGCGGGCGTTATCCTGACATGGATTACGACGACTATAGCAACGCTCGTAGAGGTCAGCACTATGTGAGGGGGCATTACTCTTACAACGATGCAAAAATGCAGGTAAAAGAAACTATCAAAGACATGATGCACGACAGTAATCTGTCTAGTACAGATCAGGCAGCACTAGGCAGAGCATTAGCAGAATTAGACCGATAAGAGAAAGGAGTGCCGCAATGATTAATATGGACGAAATTAATGCCGAAATTGCGGCATTAGAGGCAGGAAAAACAACCTACGCCACTTGCGAACGGCTTTCGATTTTATACAATGTACGCAATAATTTAATGAGCAATCAACAACCGAACCAACTATCTTCCAACACATCATACTACTCTTACAGTTCCGAGCCGGATTCTGAATTTAAAGAAATCGCCCGAAACGCAGACTTTGAGCACTTATTACGCGTGCTTGACGAACACATGAAAGCCATCGAAGCAATGTATCCGCGAGAATATCGGTCAGTTTTGCGAAAAATAAAAGAGGGCGGTTGAAACGTCCTCTTTTATTCTGTATAATGTAACTGCATCTCTTTTATTTTTAATATTTAGTTATACAGTAACTTGTTTTAACCCGGTGGTTGCGGCTAGTTACTATATAACAAAAACTAAAAAAATATAATATCCTCCACAAATTCGTTGGGGGATATTTTTATCTCTTTTACAATGCTTTTCCAAAACACCTGCTTGCCTTGTTCGTTTAACTGCATATACATATCTTTCCAACCGTCAGGAAATCTGCTTTGTATTTTTTTCTTAGTTTCTAGTTCTTCCGTTGCGGCGGTCTGGGATAGTTCTTTTAATTCCTTTGATATAGCCTCATATCTTTCGTCATAGTATTCTTCTGTTATCCTACCTTTTTCAAACATTTTATTAATTCTTCCCAGCTCACTGGATAATTTTTTCTTTCTCTTTTCCACATCGTTTCCACTTGCCTTCACACGACCTTCTGCCTTTAATACATCTAACTGTATTTTTTCTTCGATGTGATCGAGCATATATGTTTCTAATTTTTTTTCTGATCTCGTGTAGGTCTTGTGCTTTTGTGCGACAGAGTGGGGGCAATGATATACTTTGTACTTTTTTCCTTTTTTGCCTATTGCACACCCGGAAAGCCTGCAACCGCAAAGCGGGCATTTCATCA